CATGCGTGCCAGGTAACCCTGACAAAATCAGGTTCTTAAAACAATGTTTAATTTTGATGACTTTGTGAACAGACCAGCGATGGAAATCTTTGGGCGGCCGGTAACGTACCGCCCAAAGAACACCGCACACGAACCGTTTGCGATCACAGGGGACTTCCACGAAAGCTTTATGGAAATTGACCTGAAAAACGCAGGTGCGGACATATCCAGTGCCAAGATTGTGCTGTTTGTGCGCCTGATAGATTTTCCAACGTATTACCCAGAACCACGTGCCGGCGACTATGTTGAGATATGGGAAATCAAATACCAGATAATCGACATAGAACACCATATCCCAGGGTCCAAGAAACTAATCCTACACGAAACATGACACACCCAAGAATAAACATCAGAACCGCAGTCGCAGAACACCTGAAACAGACATTTGCGAACACATATACATCACGCAGCAAACCACTGTTTGACCAAGACCTGCCAGCGGTGTTGGTTTATACAGGCACGGAAACCATCAAAGAAGAACGATGGGACACAGACGGCCATGGGGACCTGACACGTGAACTGGAACTGTTTGTAGAGGCCGTTGACACCGGCAAAGATGACCTGGACGACAAACTGGACACAATGGCGGAACAGATTGAAACCATGCTGGACGGTTGGGATGTGCCGAAAATGCGAAATGCCGTCCTGCGGTTTAAGACCACTGAAACAGACATGTCCATTGACGGTGCCAAGATTTATGGGGCAATCCGCCTGGGCTTTACACTGACCTATATGACCAAAACGCATAACAACGATGATTGAACACGGACAAAAGATAAGCGACCTATACCGCCGACTGAACAACATAATCCGCATTGGCAAAGTCAAAGACGTGAACTATGACACCGCCACAGCAACAGTTCAAATCGGCAAGATTACAACGGCATTTATGCCCTGGGTCGTCCCCAGCACAGACACCTGGTTCCCACTTAAAACTGGCGAACAGGTGCTTGTGCTATCCCCCAATGGCGACCTATCTCGGGGCATAATACTGCCGGCCCTGTATCAAACGGCCAATCCTGCCCCAGGAACAGACAAGAATAAAATCCTAATCAACAAGGACATTGACCAGACCGGCAACATCACCACCACCGGAACAGTAACAGCAGACAGCGACATCACAACCAGCGGTGCCATCACCGCATCTGGCGAGGTTGAGGGCAACGGCATCAAACTGTCAGCCCACACCCATAACGTCCAGTATGTCGGTGCCGGCCAAGGCGCAACACCACAATCCGCAACCACAGCAAAACCGAGTTAACAATGCAAGGAATGAACGTTCATACCGGACATAGCATCAGCGATCTGGAACATCTTGAACAGAGCATCAGGGACATACTGACCACCCCGATTGGGACACGTGTAATGCGGCGTGATTATGGCAGCAGACTGTTCCAACGCATAGATGCCCCAATGACCGGCAGTCTGATTGCAGAAATCTATTCAGACGTGGTTGAGGCACTGTTTAATTACGAACCCAGGTTCGAGGTAACAAACGTATCCGTGGTATCGGCCACGGATGGCAAACTGATATTGAATTTAGAGGGCAAGTATCTGCCCACCGAAGAGAAAGTCCAGATTGGAGGCATAGTAATATCATGACAGGAAACCAAGACACAATTGCAAACTTGCTGACCCCAGACCATGTGGATATGTCCCAGTTGACCCCACCGACCGTCATTGAAATGTTGTCGTTTGAAACGATCTTTCAGGAACTGTTGGCCGACTTTGTGGCCAAAAAGCCTGACTATGATGCACTCTTGGAAAGTGATCCTGCAATCATTGCCCTTGAATGCGCAGCATATCGGGAATTATTGCTGCGGCAGCGAATAAACGAGGCTGCCAAATCCTGCATGCTGGCATATGCAACCGGAACAGACCTGGACAATCTGGCCGCATTCTATGGCATTGTACGCCAGGCAGATGAAACCGATGAACGATTAAGATACCGAACCCAGCTGTCGCTTGAGGCATTCACGACCGCCGGATCAGAAAAATCATATCTGTTCCACACACTAAGTGCCGACCCCAGGGTCAAATCAGCCAGCGTTCAAACACCATCAGACGGCAGAGTGCTGATAAGCATAATGTCCTATGAAGACAACGGAACTGCCAGCGATGAACTGATAGAAATTGTTAATAAATACGTCAGTTCTGAAGACAAACGACCACTGACCGACCACGTAACAATACAGAGTGCCAAGCTGGAACAGTATAAAATCCAGGCAAAAATCTATATGTACTACAGCCCAAGTATGACTGTGACCGAACAAGAATGTCGTGCTGCGCTGGATAAATATGTTGAAAAACATAGCACTATTGGAAACTACGTGGCCCGTTCGGGCATTTTTGATGCGCTGCATACTGAGGGTGTGCAAAAAGTCGTGCTGACATCACCGGCGGCCGACATCGCAACAACCAAAGAACAGGCACCAGTTTGCACCGAAATAAACATAGAATTTGTAATCGCAGATGACACAAACCAATAATATTTTGCCACCAAACGCAACTGAACTGCAAAGGGACATAGATACCGCCATCCAAAGGCGGTTTTCTTTGTTAGACACCAACGTGTTGCGCTGGCTGACCAACCCAGACAAATGTCCGGCCGCAATCATACCGTGGCTGGCCTGGGCAATGTCGGTGGACGTATGGCACGCAGACTGGAACGACAGCACCCAACGAACGGTTATCCGTGAAAGTGTGCAGGTTCACAAGATAAAGGGAACATTGGGGTCATTAAAGCGTGCATTGGCAGCATTTGTCTTTGCGGACATCGTGATCGAAGAATGGTTTCAGTATGGTGGCAAACCTTACAACTTTCGTGTCTATGCGATATTTCGGGAAGATGGCCTGTCCATCACGGAATCTGAACTGATTCTAAGCACGATTATGCAGACCAAGAACCTGCGATCACATTTGGAATACTTCCGTCCCGAACTGGAAACCGATAACAACGTGCCAAAGGTAGGACTGGCCTTTGGTCATTTAGAGAAAACAACCATATACCCAAGGGAATAAAATGTCTGAATTCTTTTCAATTGTAACAAATCTGGGACTGCAGAAACTGGCCGCATTGCCGACTGGCGAAACATTGACTCTGACACATATGGCGTTCGGGAACAGCACACTGGAACCAACCGCAGATATGACAGCACTGCACAGTGAACAATACCGGTGCGAACTGACCAAGGTCCAGGTGGACAAGATGGATAAAAACAACCTGGTAACCGAGGCGACTATTGAGGCAGACGTTGGTGGATTTTGGATCCGTGAAATCGGTATTTATGACGAATTCGGGGACCTGTTCGCAGTGGGCAAATACCCAGCCACCTATAAGCCGCTTGAAACCGAGGGAACTGTTAAAGAACTGGGGGTGCGAATGATATTGCGTGTGTCCAATGCGGACAACGTAATCGTCACATACTACAAGGGCATCATTGACGGTGCAGCAAACACAGACCTGGACAACCTGACATTCGCAGGCCAGCAAAAGTTTGATGAAAAAGCACCGCTTGAATCACCGTCTTTGACCGGCACACCAACGGTGCCAACCGCCACCCAGGGCGACAACACAACACAGATTGCGAACACCGCATTCGTGGCAAGGGCTGTTGCAGCAGCAATAGAGGCATTGATGGGTGCTGCTCCTGATGCTCTGAACACCCTCCAGGAACTCGCAACGGCACTGGGCAATGACGAAAACTTTGCAACAACAGTAACCAATGAAATCGCCAAGAAAGCAAACATTGCATCGCCAACATTCACCGGCACACCCAAGGCACCAACTGCAGCAGCCGGCACAAACACAACCCAGATTGCGACAACCGCATTCGTAACTGCAGCGGTGTCGGTTGTTTCGCAGGCCATAACAACGGCTGTGAACAATTTGGTGGGTTCTGCCCCAGACGGTCTGAACACACTCCAAGAACTTGCAGCCGCAATCGGAAATGATACCGCATATTCAACAACGGTAACCAATGCGCTGGCGAATAAAGCGAACAAAACTGGCGATACTGTAACGGTGGCAAACGCAACACCGACATCAGCATTTACAACCAGAAACATCAAAGCACAAACCACAGACCCAGGGGCCGGCAGTTCGCTGACCACTGGGCAAATTTTACTGGTTTATGAATAAGGAAAAACAATGGCAAAGAACACATTGATTGGGGTCAGCAGCACAGCCAAAAAGGTAACCAAAATCTATGTCGGTGTCAGCAATTTGGCCAAGAAAGTCAAGAAAGGCTACATCGGTGTCGATGGGGTTGCAAAGCTGTTTTATACAGGCGATCCAGTGCTGATATTCGAAACCCAGACGGCCGGTTCAACAACACTGTCGCTGTCAGCAGGCACCTACGAAATCACCCTGATTGGCGGTGGTGGTGGCGGTGTTGCCAGACGTAGCACCGTGACCGGCGGCAAACACTATGCCCAGGGTGGTGTTGGCGGAACATTGCAGATACTTGCAAAACTGACAGCAGCCGCATCGGTAACCGTGACCTGTGGCGGTTATGGTTCAAGTGCCGCAGATACATTCAGCAGTGCATCAGGTGGCACAACATCAGCAACCGCAGGTGGTGCATCAACGATCACAGGATTCACAAACCTGACAGCCAGTGCCGGTGGTGGCACCGGTGCCAGCATTCGTGCCACATCAACATCTGGTGCGAACCGAACAGTTGGAACAATTGGAACGGTCAGCGTATCAGGTTCCGCATTACAGGAAACACTTATTAACAACCCAAGTTCCTGTACACCAAGTCAGGCGACATCAACCGCAACCACACGTGCGGTCAATGGTCGTGTCAATGACAACTGGCCAGAAGACACCACTCGTGGCAAAGGCGGTGACGTTGGTTGGAACGGCACAACGTTCATAAAAGGAACTGGTGCCACAGGCTTTGTACGCATACGACAAATGTGAGGAAAACAATGACAGATACAGATAGAGATTTTTTCAGATGGACACGTGATAAACAAGGCGCATTTTCCAAGAACTTGAAACATGAACTGGACAAGAAAATGCCAAAGTCCGGTGGCACGATGACAGGACCATTAGAAATATCATTTCATAGCAAAGAGTTACAAGTAGAAAAGCTTGCTACACTAAGAGTTACATATGGCGAACCAATTAGACACAACTATTCTTGGACGATTGGCTTATTAAATTACTCACCAATAGCATACGTTTACTGCGACAATGTCCGATTATTTGGCATCAGTAGTGGGCTGGGCATTTTCCCAAACAATCCGAAAAACAGTAGCTTTACACTAGGTTACTATGGCAGTAGATGGCCGAATGTGTACGCCAACAAACTAAACAATGGCGGCGACATAGAAATACCTGAGAAAGCCGGCACGATGGCATTGTTGTCCGATATTGAGGACGTGTTGCGCAAATACAACCTGATACCACAGCAAGAACCGGAGGTGCCAGATGACGGAACACAAGAATAGAGATTTCTACCGCTGGACTAGGGACAAGCAAAAGGCATTTGAAGAGCAAGTCAAAGAGGCAAATGACAGTAAGTTCCCAAAGTCAGGCGGCACTATAAATGGTCCAATAATAATTGAACCACCAGCAGAAAAGATAGGTTATCAAAAAGTAGTAGAATTTAAGGTCAAATATAGCACAGAAAGCCAACAGCTATATAACTGGTCTTTTACTGTTTGTAGTGTGTCACCGTTATTGTATTTGACCTGGTTTAGTAACAATCTTTTAGCAGTTTGCCCAACACTTGGTTTATTCCCAGCAACAACTGATACAAGATTCACCCTTGGTTATTACAACTCGCCCTGGCCAAATGTTTATACCAAGAAACTAAACAACGGTGCTGACCTGGAACTGCCAACCAAGGCAGGAACAATCGCACTGTTATCAGACATCGAAGACATATTAAAAAAATACAACCTTATCCCAGAAACAAAGGAGTAAAGCATGGCAGATAAGTTCTTACACGGCATAGAGGTCGTGGAACTGGACGGTGGCGCACGTCCGGTGCAGACGGTTACATCATCTGTAATCGGTTTGATCGGAACCGCACCCCAGGGACCGGTTAACACACCAACACTGATATTAGGAAACAAAACCGAGGCAGTAAAAATCTTCGGCGAAGACACAGACGGATACACCATTCCGGCGGCATTGAACGGCATCTTGGATCAGACCGGTGCAGTGGTCGTGGTTATTAACGTGGCAGATCCGGAAAACGAAGACCATTTGGGCGATGATGGCGAATTAGATCCAACAACGATAACAGAGGCAGACATAGTCGGTGGCACAAATGCAGACGGCACATACACAGGTGTCCAGGCATTATTGGCGGCACAATCTGAATGTGCGGTCCAGCCACGCATATTGATTGCTCCAGGGTTCACACACACAACCCCAGATGGTAGCACATCAAACCCAGTTGTTGATGCATTGACCACAATCGCAGAACGTCTGCGTGCGGTCATTATTGCAGACTGTCCAAACGGAACCAAAGAACAAGCAACCCAGTTCCAAAAGAAAATCAGCAGCCCACGTGTCTATTCTGTATACCCATGGGCCAAGGTTCTGAAAGGCGATACGGTGGTTGAAGAACCATTCTCAGCACGTGTGGCAGGTGTTATTGCCAAATCAGACAATGACCGTGGGTTCTGGTATTCACCATCGAACCAAATTATCAACGGAATTGCAGGCGTATCCAAACCGATTGACTTCACTTTGGGCGATGCAGCATGCGTTGCAAATTACCTGAACGAAAACAACGTGGCCACTGTAATCCAGCAAGACGGATTCCGTTTGTGGGGCAACCGCACAGCAAGTGCAGATGCCAAATGGTGCTATCTAAGCATTCGCAGAACCGCAGATATGATCAATGACAGTCTGTTGAAAGCACATCTGTGGGCAGTCGACAGAAACATAACCAAGACATACAAAGACGATGTTGTTGAGGGCGTGAATAACTATCTGCGATATCTGAAGAACATTGGTGCCATCATCAACGGCCAATGTTGGGCAGATCCGGCATTGAATGCAGCGGATCAGGTGCAGCAAGGCAAAATCACATTTGACTTTGATTTCACCGCACCATATCCGGCAGAACACATCACATTCCGCAGCCGTCTGACCACAGACTATTTGGAAGAAATCTTTGAATAACAAAGGGGAACAATATGACTAAAATCCTAAAAAACTTTAATTTGTTCGTGGACGGCCGTGGGTATGCCGGACGTGCCGAAGAAGTCACACCACCAAAACTGACAATCAAGACCGAAGAATTGAGAGCCGGCGGTATGGATGCCCCCATTTCAATTGATTTGGGAATGGAAAAACTGGAATGCGGATTCAGCCTGGTTGAATACGATCCGAACCTGATGCAGCAGTTTGGATTGATATCTGGGAATGCGGTTCAGGTAACTTTGCGTGGTGCGCTGGTTGACGATGAAACAACGACCCCAATGACAATCCAGATGCGTGGAATGTACACGGAACTGGACTTTGGGACATTTAAGGCCGGCGATAAAAGCACATTGAAATGCAATGTCGCATGTCGCTATTACAGCCTGACCATAGACGGAACGCAACTGATTGAAATAGACGTGGACAACATGGTCCGCAACATCAATGGCACAGACCAAATGGCAGAAATACGTGCCGCATTAGGAATATAAGGAAAACACAATGAGCAACATCAAACTGAAATACCCCATCACCGTTGATGGGGTTATTTACAATGAACTGAATATGCGCCGGTCCAAGGTGCGTGACAGATTGGCAGTAACCGCAATGAAATGCAGCGATGAACAGAAAGAAATAACCCTGTTTGCGAACCTGTGCGAGGTGGCACCAAAGGTCATCGAAGAACTGGACGAAACAGACTACGCATCGGTTCAAAAGGTATATATGGGTTTTTTCGGATCGGGTCCGGAAACCTCAGACGTGAAATAGTTGTCGTGTCGGCAATCACCCACTGGCAACTGAGTGAAATCTTGGAAATGACAGAAGAAGAA